TATTAAACCATTCTTGGACCCTATTGGGAGAATTATTGTTGGTAATGTAGTCAAAGAAACTGAAACGGAATTAATTGTTCAATCTCCTGCAGTTGTTCACATTCAACCTAATCCTCAAAGCCAGCAATTACAATTGCAGATTTTGCCTCTGTTGTTTAGAGAACTTTTGGCACCAAACAGTGAAGCTCCAACATTTTCTTACAAGAAAAGCAAAATTACGTTAATTGATAACGCTAATTTTGCATCTCAATTTTACTCACAATATGCGAGTGTTATTCAAGCTTCTACGCCTACTCAAACAGTAGAAGATACATCTAATGTTGTGGAATTGTTTGATAAAGAAGGTGCAGATTAAAATGAATAATTTAAAACATATCTTTGGAGATATTGATAAAATGAACCCTGAAGGCGGCTTTCTTAGTGAAAGCTGCATTTCAACTCCTTCTGATTGGATTGATACAGGAAGCAAAGCTTTGAACGCCATTGTGTCTGGTTCGCTTACGAAAGGAATTCCAGTTGGTCGTATTACAGGTTTTGCAGGACCTTCTGGTGCAGGTAAGACTCTTATTATTAATAAGATTTTAGCTAATGCTCAGAAGAAAGGTTATGTAGCTGTTATTTGGGATTCAGAAGTAGCTGTTGATAAAGATTCTGCCCGTAATGTTGGAATGGATCTTAAGAAGACAAAATATTATCCAGTAGAAACAATCGAAGAGTGCCGTAATCAAATTAGTACTTTTCTTGACAATATTATTGCAGCTAATGATCCAAGTTTGAAGTTTATTATTTCAATCGATTCGCTGGGTAATTTGGCTTCTTCTAAAGAAATTGAAGATGCCCGAAAAGGTAAGGATGCTGCAGATGTTGGTCAAAGAGCTAAGGCTACAAAGAGCATGATGCGAGCTATTACATACAAAGCTGCAAAGGCTGGAGTTCCAATCTTGTTTTCTAATCATATTTATGAAGGTATGGAAATGTTTCCTTCAATGATTAAGAATCAAGCTGGGGGAAAGGGACCAATTTATCTTGCATCAATTCTTGTTCAGCTTTCTACTCGTAACGAAAAAGCTTCAGAAAATCCTGATGAAGACAACATTGCAATTTCAAATAATGTATCAGGAGTTACGATGAGTGCAATGACTGTTAAGAATCGTGTAGTTCCTCCTTTCCTTAAAACTGAGTTGTATTTAAATTTCAAAACTGGCCTAGATGAGAACACTGGCTTGTTTGATCTTGCATTGGCATTAGGAGTTATTGAACAAAACGGAAAGACTTATCAGTTTGAAGGTCAAAGTATTGGATACAGAAAGAATGTTGAAAAGGATGCAGAGTTTTGGAAGAGAGTAAGTCCCGTACTTGAAAAGAAACTTTCAGAAGAACTTCGTTATGGCACTGTTGATTCTGCAGACGATTTGGAAGACTCTGACGAAGAATAATGAGTAAAACTCCTTCCCAACCTAAGCTTGATTTGGATTACTTTGAGGGCGTTATCTTGTATAACGCCCTATCCAATCAAGAGTATTTGAGCTCAATTGTTTCTTATTTAGACGATAAGTTTTTCAATGATAAGAATATTGGAAAAGTATTGAATCAAGTTTCTAAGTTCTTTATTGAGCGGGGAACTCTTCCTTCTAGTTCTGAGATTAAATCCAGGATGTCTTCTGAGGAAGATAAGAAAGCTTTATCTGAAGTTAAGACTAAACTTCTTAGCATTGAAGGACCTTTTAATAATGACGAGCTTGTAAACAATACAGAGAAGTTTCTTAAGGAGAGATACATCTACAATACAATTATTAATATTGCTGATAAGTTTAATGACTCTTCTTTCAAGATTGAAGAGACACTAGTAGACTTTGAAAAAGCTTTTAATATTACTCTTAAAGAGAACTTAGGTCATTGGTACTTCGAGGATGTAGAAAAGCATATTAAAGAACTTGTAGCAGTTTATAATCCAGTTCCAACTGGATGGGACTTCTTTGATGAAAAGACTGAAGGAGGTTTGTTTCCTAAAACTCTTACGGTGTTTGCTGGTCAAGTAAATGTTGGTAAGTCAATTGTACTAGGAAACATTTCTACAAACATGGTTCTTGCTAATAAGAACGTACTTCTTATTTCTTTGGAGATGTCTGAGTTTATGTACTCAAAGCGAATTAGTACACAGCTTTCTCAAATTCCTCATAACGAACTCAAGACTTATACAGAGGAATTGAAGACTCAGATTAATCACGTAAGAAAGAATTTGAATAGCCGTTTAGTTATTAAAGAGTATCCTCCAAAGACTATTACTGTTCGTCATATTGATTCTTTCATCACTAAACTCAAGCACAAAGGGTTCAATCCCGATATTGTTGTGATTGATTATATCAACTTAATTCATCCAGTTGGTAAGAATCTTAATTCGTATGAGTCCGTAAAAGAGATTGCAGAGCATTTGAGAGCTTTGGCTTTCAAGTATTCTATTCCTTTTGTATCAGCTACACAGCTTAATCGAGGAGCTTTCAACACTGCTTCACCAGGCATGGAAGGCATTTCTGAATCAATTGGACTGGCTGCAACTTGTGATGTGATTTGCTCTTTGTGGCAAGAGGAAGAAGATAAAGAACTTGGTATTATCAACATGGGATTTCAAAAGAATCGTTTTGGTCCTAATTTTGGTTCAGCTGCTTTTAAGTGCAATTATAATACGTTGACTTTGAAAGAAACTAACTCAGACTACTTTGAAGCTGATGCAG